TTATTAATTGTAAAAGGTTTATATCCTTTTTCGTGTGTTTCAAAATCTAAGTATTTTCCCATCGCTCAAAAACGTTTTATAACAACGGCTCATATTTAATTGCCGTTGAAAATTTGTGCTTAGTTTTGAAAGTTTATCGTTCGGCAACTAAACATAGCCAAACCGTTATAGTTCAGTTTGCTTTTTGTGCTTGCAGTCATGTATGTAATCACATCTATTACCGTTTGGTATTAAAAATCTACAATCGTGCTTTCCAATTTCGCAAACCGCCACTACGCTATTTTTACCTAAATTATTGGTTCTCCAATTTGCGTTTAAAGAATCTCTTTCGTGCATAGGTAATTTTCTCCAATCCGCTTCGTTAACACTAACAATAGGTATATTTAATAATTTTACTATTTCTCGTGCTATTTTTTTATGGTCGCTATCATCAATTCCATAAACTGTATCATCTTCGCTATGTCCTTCATATAATTTACAATGATACTTTTCTAATATTTCAATTATCTTTTTTTCCATTTTATTTAAGTATTTAGTTATTAATCCGTAAAATTTCAAAACATACCAGAAGCGTTAGCAACAATTATTTGCTAAAAATAATGGTCGCACATATTACAATAGTTTTCTCCTTTTGGTTTAGTTCCTTTGGTTACATTACATGTGTAGCAAATAACAGAATTGCTAACATCAGGTATAGTTAATTGCCCATCACTCGTATCAACATTTTTGCCTGTCGCACGTATTTGTTTGTTGTAAAGTTTTCGTTCAACTTTATCTTTTATTTTTCCTCTTAGGTTTCCTTTGTGTTGTTTGTAGTCCATCGCACATATATTTTAAAGTTTATTACTCGTATCAATTTTAGTGCGTATTCTAGCAATTAAAAAATAAAATCCTACGCACTCGCTACATTACAACACCCACGCTCACTTTCTTCTCGGGCAATATTATACTTTGTTGTTATTACTGCACTTGTCATACTTGCAAGCTTTTCGAGCAATCCCTCCGCACCGTGTGCTTTTATGTGTTTCTCTAAAAATCCATCAGGGAATAAACCACCGTCAATATCTCCAATGTTATCATAACTTGTTTCACTATCTGTAACTATATAAAGGGAAGTAATCAATTTTGTTTCTGCCATCGCTTTTTTATTTTTTAATTAGTACTTCGTTTTATCTTTTGTGCGTTATTTCGCACGGTTCTTATACCCATCCGTTGGTAAATTATCGTTTAAATCTTCCATGATAATTTCAATTTATATTTGAATCCCGTTGTAGTGCATTAGTCATTACACAAAATCTGTATATGGTTTATCTGTTTCTAAATCTACATTCTGATCAAACCAGCGTTCACTTACACACTCAATTTGCAAATTATTTTCTCTGCAATATTCTAAGAATCTACCAAGAGTTTCAATTTCTTCTATTCTTATTAAACTTTCGCCACAACCGCTTATTTTATGTGATTCGCAGTATATTCTTTTTTCTTTATTAATTAAGTATGCGTATTGTCCCATCGGTCTATAAAAGTTTACAACAATAAAAATTACTTACCTTTATGATTCATTTATGCCTTATTTGCCATATCAATAGCTTTATGCAAGCAATTAAGGCAAATATTAGCAGTTGCACTTTCATGGTCTGGGTCTTCACCAAGTTGCACCAGAGTATCACAATCTTTGCTGCATTCTTGGCAGCGGTTATCTGTCCAACTTCGGTTGCCTATTATTTCAACAATCTCATCTTCGGTTGTAGGGTTTGCTTGCCTTAATTTCCGTGCAACGTCCTGCTTACTATTAGGGTATTGCCTTGTCCAACGTTTTACTATATTTTTAATTTTATCAGCTTTTGTAATCAGTATCATTTTATTAAGTATTGCGGTGTTTATATCTTACATAAGAATTTACGAAAAAGAATAGGCTTGTCAATAACCATATCCACGTCATAAAATCTCTATCGTTTTCAATGTCGTACGCAAATACAATCCATGTTAATAAACCTATTCCGAAAAGTATGTATCTCATATCTGTAATTTTAAAAGATGTCTAGCAATATGCATAAATTAAGGTCTGACTGATTTGTCTTTTTCTATATTCATATTTTAATTTGTTTTAATATTATGTCCGTTTTCGGACGTGCGCTCTATTTTATGTTAGCAACAATAAAAATTATTCAGGAAGTCCTGTTTTTATCAATATGCTTTTTTGCACATCTTCGGGCTTATCCCATTTTTTTGTTATTTCATTTAAAGCAAACGCTTCTAATGGTGTTTCTGCACTTATTGTTATTTGTCCGTTTTTGTCAATTTCTACTGTCATAATTTTAAAAGTTGCTAACAATTTGTAAAAATAATAGCCGAGTTAAGCGGTTTATTTAAGCTATTATCTATTTTTAACATTCGTGTTATTTGGTAAGTCAGTGTTTCAAAGTCGGCTACTATTCTTATACCAACGTTAATGCCACGTTCATACCCATCTACAACAACAGGCATTTCATTTGGCAAGTCTTTTATCAGTTCTTTAAGTTCTTTTATATTCATTTTCGTAATTACATTTCTCTATGCAAAGATAATAAATATTTTGTATATACCAAATATATATAATAAAAAAGTTGCCGATTTTTCAACCGGCAACCTAAACTAAAACTAAGATATAATGAAGAAATAAAAAGCCTATTCTAATTCCTCTAAATTTATTAAAGTATCACTTACTGCTTGAAATGAAAAAGGTATCTGATTACGAAAACCTTCTATCTGAGGCATTGCGAATGTCTCTATAACTATTTGATTGATTCCGAATATTTCATTTAAATACTGGCTTATTACGTCTATTTGTTGCGGCACTTGCATAACTTCTTTGAATGCTATAATGTCGCTCAATGGGATTACGTTTGATTTATTAGATATAAATCCTTTGCCATTTATTTCAAAATCCCCATCACTTACGTATTCTTTTACTGTTCCGTTCCTGCCTTGAATTGCCGTTTTAACTATATTTTTAGATTGACTTACTTCAAGTATTACTGTTGCATTTTTTATGCCCCCGAAACTTATATCATTGCCCTGTAAGTCAATATATCTCCCTTCTGGAAATTCAAGTATATCCATTATCGGCGTACCATACTCAGAGTTTCCGACCGATTGTTCTATCTCTATATTTGACAAAGATAAATTAAATGCAGTGCTTCTTAATGCTTGTATAGCCCCGCTCGTTATAGCAAATGGTCTGGGGGATATATCAAATATGCCTGAATTTTCTGGTATTTTAAAAAACTTTACTGCCATGCGACAAAGATATAAATTAATATTGTTTTTTCCTATAGCCAATAACTGGCATTATAAACTCGCCTCTCATTTGGAATTCACGATATTCTCTGCTAAATGCTTGCGTTATTAAATAATCGAAAGTATCGCTAGTGTGCCCGTATTTTTCATATCTTATTCCCGTTCTTACGTCTGTTTCTTTTGTTTTGTATTTAGTTCCGTCGGGGGCTTCTTTCGTAAACCTAAAGTCATTTATTGAGTTATGGCACGAATTATCTATAAAAAAATTAATGCCTCCGTAATTAACTTCAAAGACCTCGTTTATAAAACTGCCCCTCATTGCAATTGACGGGTTTGCCATTGGTAGTCTTATTGAAGGGTTTAATTTTTCTATATATTTACAAAACAATGTAAAAAAGTTTTGCCCTTTTTCTAATTTAGTGTCCTCTTTTTTACTTGTAGCATCACCGTATACGAAAACTCCTGACTTATGATTGCCGTATTTTTTCAAAAATTCCAAAGCTAATTCTTTCAATGTATTTTTCGGATGAGTCAGGCAAAATTCATCTATTTGGTATATACTACTTCCTATTATTTGGTATAAAGTTCCTGTTATATACGGATTGACATTTTCGTCAAGCGATATATGAAGTGCTACAGTTGAATTGTAGACACATTCCTGTATATGAACAGATTCTTTAAAGCTTTTATAAAACTCATTACCTGATTCCATTATCTTAGGATTTTGCTGTTGCAATGCTTCAAACTTTACAATATTCCTTTGCCTCGCCTCCATTGCTGATAAGTAAGAATGCATTTCCTCCCATAACACCTCGCCGATTTTTCTAGGATCGTTCGGATTTGAATCGTCTGTTTTTATTCGAGGGAATGTTATTACCTCCCAATTTCTAGCATCTTCATGATTGCTATATTTTAAAATCCTGCCCGCTAAGTCATCAATATTCCATCTTGTAAGAGTAATTAATATTTGACTATTATTGTTTAGTCTTGTTTCTAATTCGGTTGTGTACCATTCCCATAATTTTTCCCTGTACGTTTGAGAACCAGCCTCTTCTGCTCCTTTTATTGGGTCATCTATCAATGCAATGTCTACAGGATTTCCAGTTATACCGCCTCCGACACCTACCGATATAAACGACCCATTTTTATCAACAATCTCAAACGTTTCGGAATTTCTCAAATACGCGCCTTTTGAATCGGCTGATACATTTCTGTTATTAAGCTTCGTCTCTGGAAATATGTCGCTGTAAGAGTTGTTTGATATTATCCGCTGTACTTGCCTATTAAATTTAGATGCAAATGTTGAATTATAGGCGCAAAGGGCTATTCTTAGATTTGGATTTCGCCCTAACATGTATGCAGGAAGTCTTCTGGACGTTAATTCACTTTTACCATGTTGTGGAGGCATAAACACCATCATCCTTTTTATTTCCCCGTTAGCAAATTTATTTAGTTTATCACATAGATATTTATGATGCCAATTTACTAAGTAGTTTTCTTTTGTGTATAATGTAAATGCTAGTATATCCGATTTGGCTTTAATGCATAATTTTTGACGTTCTAAAGCGTAAAGTTCTTCTAATGCCCCTAATTCATCCATCATTTACTTAATGCCTAATTTATCTTTCAATTCCCTTATGCGTTCTTCTCTTTTTTCTTCGGTAAGTGATTTCAGCTCCTTATCTCCAGACGTTAAATCCTGCCTATCCGTCCACTTGTGATTAGACTTTAAATTAACTATTCCAGTAGCTTCTCTTATAAATCCTTTTTTTGTGTTGGAATAACAATTTTGTTCTAGGTTGTTTATCAGTACGTTATACTTTCGGCTTAAGCTTGGAAATCTTTTAATTAAGTGCCTAAATATCTCGTGAAAAGTTCCAAGTTCTCTGGCGACTTCTCCTATAAAATCAAATTCATATCCCTCTACTTCTCTTTTTTCAACGCCCTTAATTAATGTCTGTGTCGTTGTTTCATTCGTTAGCTCTATGGCATCATTAAAAAGGTTTATGGCTCTTTTTATGCTCCATTTTTCTGCGTTTTTATTCCCGTACGGTGCAGCCATTATTTTTTATATTTCAATGTTGTTAAATTTCGTTACTAATTCTCTCTAGCTCCTGTATTTCTTCTTTTGTAAAATCTCCAAAATATCCTGCTCCTATAAAGTCAACTCCCTCGAACTCCCTTATGTGATTAATGTATTTTTCAAGTAATTTTTTATAACAAATGTTTGGTTTATAGTTTTTCTAATCTTTTAGTTTTCAGCTATTTAGTCTCATTCTCTCAGTACAAAAACAAAACTATTATGCAAATGTACAAATTAATTTTTAGATTTGCAACTAAGTGTTTTTCATGCCAATTATAATATTAAACTATTCTAATATGTCACAATAATCATTTTCGATATAAAATTCACACTTTTTAGGCATTTCAATATTTAATTTAGCCATTTCAAAAGCGTTTCCTTTTGCAGCTACGGACGGAGGATGTATAAAACTGTCTAATTTTTCACAGAACAACACCTCTACAACTCTTTCACATTCATTCCCGCATTCATCGCCATACCCTGCCCATATAGTTTCTTTTACTTTTTTTAGTATCTTGCAATTATGACAAGGCCTTAAGTAATCAGGTCGTTTTTTGCAACTTAACTCATGCTTTAGGCAATGAGGTTTAATTTGATATACCTTCCTGCAATACTCGCATTTATATATTTCTCTTATTTCGATTTTCATAATACTTTATTTTTATGTCCGGTTTCGGACGTTACATATATATCCTTGTTGTATGTCATTAAAACGGACATACAACACGTAATATAAAACAGGCTTAGTTCGGCTCATTTAATATAGTTCCGTGCTTACTTGTCGTAAAAGAAAAGCCACCGCACTTCCAGTTTTTCAAACTGGTTAGGGTTAGCTATCGTGCATCTAGGTTATAATTGTTCTTAATTGTTCCTTTTGGTACAAATATTTCATAATTATCGCTAGTGTAAATATCAACAGCAAAGTAGTTGATAAAAGCCTTGGTCGCTTCCTCTTTGTATC